CCTTCCTCTACAGATGAGCCAAGCCCGCCGTTCGTTCCTTCCTCTACAGATGAGCCAAGCCCGCCGTTCGTTCCTTCCTCTACAGATGAGCCAAGCCCGCCGTTTGTTCCTTCCTCTACAGATGAGCCAAGCCCGCCGTTTGTCCCCTCTGACGAAGGCTTGAATTTACTTATAACAAAAGAAAATGATGATAAGCCACAAGAAAAAGACGAATCGTCTAAAACCGACCCCTCTAATGTAGAAAAAAAGAGCATTAATATTTTATAATTGAAATAAATTAAATATATTTGATTTATTATATATAATGACTTCCAGTGAATCTATTCTTAATATATATAAGTCCAGAAATACACTCATAGAAATACTCCAACAAAGAGAATTCAATGTGGATGACTACAATGAATTCAGTATTAACGAAATAAACGTTATGTTCAATAACAATCAATTAGATTTACTTCTAGAGAACAACAATAACAAAATATTTGTAAAATATTATTTAGGAAAATCATTAAGACCTAATAATATTCTTGAAATAGCAGAGGATTTATTCAATTTAGAAGAAATATTAAATAAAACAGATGAATTATTAATTATTGTAAAAGACGACATCAATGATTCTATAAAGAACACCTTAATCCAATTATGGGAACAGCAAAATATATTTATATCCATAATTAGTTTGAAACGGCTTCAGTACAATATACTAAATCATGTTTTAGTCCCAGAACACATTATAATGTCTAACGAAGAAAAAAACGATATCAAAAAACAATATAATATTGTAAACGACAGTAAATTTCCCGAAATAAGTAGATTTGATCCTGTGGCTACTGTTATAGGATTGAGACCTGAACAATTATGTAAAATTATAAGATCCAGTAAAACTGCTATTACAAGTGAGTATTTTAGATTATGTTATAATAAATAAATATACGCTATTATATAATGAACTATTTATTGGAAGGATTTAGAGAAGGGAAAAAAAAGAAAAAAAAGAAGAAGTCAAAAAATCCATTTAAGTCTTTGAAAAAAAAGGGAAAAAAATTATCTCAAAAATCTGGTTTTTTTAAAAAAAAGAGTGTAGACAAAAAGTACGGTAACTTATCTCAAGAATCCACCAAGAGAAATGACCTTGCAAAGGGATACTATGGTGACAACGTAATCGTCGTTTATAATAAAAATCTTGACAATGCGGCTACTGATATGATTGATGCTATAGATGAAAGTTATCAATATGGGGATCCACAAAAAAAAATAGAAATGGAAAATGAGGTTAAAAAGATACAAACGGCATTTGCAGAAGAAAAAAATGCTTTACAAGATACTTTGCGTGAATTAGAAAACAGTATCAATTCATGTGAGATTGATAAACTGTCATTAGAAGATCTCATACAAAAGTTAAGACTTAAAAACACTAATCTTAAATTTACGAACAATGAACTTGTTAAAGAACTTAATAAAACCAGAAAATTAGCGAGAATATTAGATAATTGGCATAAAGTCCATCATCCAAAAGGAAGTCATGATCATTCAGATATAGGTTATGATCTCAATACAATTCCACAAGGACTTGAAAATTTGGGTATAGATGCTAACGAAAGCGATTTTACTAATGCATTGACACAACTTACAGATGAAGACCGAGTTCGTTTTACAAGAAATGTTTTAAGTAATATGTCAGATGACAATGTAGATAATGTATTAAATAATTTATCGGAAGATACGCAAAATATTTTTTCACAATTTAGAAACTCTACTGACTTTGGCGAACCGATAAATGATGGTGCTGCAGCATTAAATAAAGGCGCTTGGTCTATAAATAATAGCGCTTCAGCATTAAATAAAGGCGCTTCGTCTATAAATAATAGCGCTTCAGCATTGAATGCTGAATCTGAAGCTATCGCAAGAAAAATGAGAAAAAAAATCAAGAAAAATAGAAAAAGAAATAGAGGTTATGCTAGAAGTTTTGGAAGAGGTTTTAGAAAAGGTTTAGGAAATATGTTTGGATTTACTGGAGTTAGAGAAGGGTTGAACAAAGGTTGTCATAAAGAATCACCACTTGGATACAACTGTATTCCTGACTACAGAGGACCTGTAGATATTAATGAAGAGAGAGTTTTGAAAAAATACATAAACATCTTTAACCCTTCGAATAGTTCGTATGATTATTCATTGCTTAATCAGTTTGCTAATCAATGCGGTGGTATTAATTATGCAGGTGATAATTCTGACTCATCATTAAATGTAATCTATAATTGGGCTAAGACTATTGGAACTGATGCAACTTGGGACGCTGTTTGCAACGCCGACGGCGCCACCACTGGCTATGCCGATGAAACAAGAGCAATAAAAGACATAGGTCTTAAAAATTTCACCACAAATCAATATAGAAATGAAGGCGATCCAGATTTCTTTATTAAAAAATATTACACGGACACAGAATATGATACGTTCGGCCAGTATTTGGGACCAGATCTCAGTAATGTATATATGATGAATTATGGTTTACGATTTGCCAATGGTATATCTAACGAGGAGGCGCTTGATGGTGAAGTCGATTCCTTATTCTTAGCTAACCCAAATGATGGAACCAGTGATTATGTTGGATTCGGAGCCAGTTACGTAGACAATGGACGTAAAATAGATCCAGATATTATAGATTCTTCTATTAATACTGGTTGTCATGGTTATAGAGCTTTCTCGGAAGGTGCGGATCCTTTAGACGCCACCTTTGTAGCAGATTTCAGTTCAGTATGTTTATTAGATTATATGAACGTTCATTTGGAACAATACCAAAGGTATTTATGTGATAAATTACCAAGTGATGTGAATTTTACAACTCCTGAAAACATAGCTAGATGTCGTAATCTTAAAAATAGTAAATGGAGCTGGACCCCAGATAAAAAATATATTGAAAATAAAAACATATCATACAAAAGTTTTAATCAATGGAGTGAAGACCTTAATAACGAAACTAAATTTTTACAAAATAAAAAAGACACAAAAAAACCTTACTTTAATAAGCGATTTGAGGTTTTGCTTTTAATTATAGGAATATTACTAATATTATACTTGGTAAAAAAATATTAATTCTATATATAAATGTACGATGAAAGAAATGAGACATACAATAAGTATTCTGATTACATAAACACCTGTGATAAATATAATTATTATATTGATGATGATATAAATCTTTATAATTTAAGAACAAAACTTGATAATGCGTGTAAATCTAAAAGTGATTATGAATATAATAGTGGAATTCTTGATCTCAATAAAAATATAGACAGTATTTTTGATGCTATAAATAATTCAATGTATTCAACTAAAAGCAAATATCCTGGAGACGATATGAAAAAAAATCGCTGTGCCGGAGAAATTAACAAAAAAAAAATAGAATTATTTACCGATTTTAAACAAACTCAACAAGTATATGACAATTATACATTAAAATACGGCGAAGATGACATTATTAAAAAACTCAAAACAGATATAGAATTTAGGAAATCATCCGCAGAATCTTTAAAGAGTAACAGATTTTATGCGTATTTAATGATGTTGATAGTTATAATACTGACAGCGGCTTTTTTATTTATTTATCTTTAGATAATTTATAATGGACCAAACAGATAAACAGATATATGACTACATGGTTGTAAATCAACGCAACAGTAATGCACACACGGACGGCTCGAAACTAGCCGCGACTCGCGCGGAATTTCAAAAGTTAAATAGAATTAATTTATTTAATGAAGACGTCAAATCTAAAAAATCTAATAATTATATTTGGATGATATTTTACTTTATTTTATTGGCTATTTTAGTTGCAATATTTTTTATGTTTATATAAAAAAAATTTTAATTTATAAAGTTATATTATAGTATGTCGTCGTCAATAGATGTAGATAAATATTCGAAAGAAATGCAAGGTAATACAAGAAGAGCAGCCGAAATTAATAGATACTATGATCTAAAATATGCGGAATATAAAAGTATTGCATTCGAAATCATGTTAGGATTGGTTCTTTTAATCATTTTAAATCTTTTAGGGGAATTTTTACCTGATAGTATATACAAATATATAGACTATATTAATATAGTTATTTCTGTGCTTTTAATAGTGAGATTAGTCACAAGACTTTTTGATATTTCAAGAAGAACTTCTAGATTTTTTGACGAGTATGAGTTTGGACATCCAACTAAATATCAAGATTTTGACGTTAACGTACCTGGAGCACAAGAACAAGAAAATGTAAATGTAAATAGTAATAATTTTACTCTTTTTGCAGATGCTATTTCTACAGTAGGGGTAGATTTCTAATAATACTATATTAACATATTGAATATAATAATCTATATTATTATTATATTTGAAATATATATATATATATATGGTAGGTACAATAAGGAATAAATTTATAATTGTATTTATGCTATTTTCTATTTCATTATTTTTAGTTTCATTTAGAAAACTAAAAGAAAAAAATGATTGCATACATTCATGCTTTCCGGGCGATTGCAATACTACAGATAAAATAGTAGCCATGACAGATTGCAAAAAAGTTAGAGGAAGATGTTTATCTTTAAACTGTAACAAACCGCTCAATAGTATATTTAATGTAACATTAACAGGAAATAAAGTATTCGATGATAAAAACCAAGATCTAGCGGCTTATTGCTGTAAATCTTGCAGAGATACGGGTGGTTGTAAATGTGATACTACTTGTGAAAGTCACTCATTCGATGTTAGCGACGATAAATGTCCTGATTTTATGGACAATACCGAATCTTTTAAAGGTATTAAAGAAGGATTAAGCACTGAAGAACACGGTAATATTCATCATGACTCTATTATACAACCTACAAATGCGTATATGACATACCAATGTGAAGATAACGGTATTCAAGGAATACTTGATCAAGGAAGCTGTGATTGTTATAGCGGAATAGACTCTGGGGGCAAATATGATTATGATACTACACCTGTCAATTTAGCTTCAACTAATTGCGGTGATTATAGATTCCATCAGTGTTACACCGATCCTTCATGTGTTGCAAGTTTTAATGCACTAAATATGTCGTCGTTTAAAGAGATAGAACCTGGAGACAACACCGTATGGGGTTCTAACATTATGAACATAGTAACGAATAGTTATTTTAATCATGATTTAGGACCAAAAACTATTTATGATAGATTTGCTAATTTAGAAGGTAATCCTATATCACTAACTCATAATCTAAAGGAGCCCACATTTAATGGTAAATATTTTTGTGAAGATGTATGTTTAAAAGCTGCGGATCAAAACAATCAAGCTGGACAGTGGAACGATCGCCCTGATTTATTAGATGACGACGGTATTCCTACCGCATGTGCTGTATCTGATGTTGTTTGGGCTGCTTCATTTCTCTGTCGTAAATGCAAATCTTATGATGGGAACGACAGTTGGCCTGCTTTAGACCCAAATATGCAACAACATAACTGTACAGACGGAGCCGAGCTTAATAACTCGAAAGAACTAACAGATCAAATAGATTTTAATTGGGTAGATAAACACGGAAAACAAGCCAGCGACAGTTTCCTTAATGAAATAGATGAAAACGGTAACTACGCACAGTGGGGTACTATTATTAACCCTATAGGCACTATCCCCAACGAACGGTGGTCGAGTCATAGGGATCAGTCACATTTACAATTTTATTGTAAAGCAGCTTGTGGACAACAGTTACGCGATAAATGTCATAACGGTTATCCTACTGGTTCCGAAAGCGAAAATATACGTGGTCAATGTGAAGCCGCATGCAAAAAGAGATTACCTTGTGCCGGAACACTTAAAAGACTTGCTGCATTAATTAGTCCAGGAAGTGCTGATGCATCCGAACCTGCACCAGAATTCAGCGAAGATGCCGAATATATACTACCCGGCTCTGATGCAGGCTCAGGACCGTTACACGGATCAAAATATAAAGACGGAACATCTGTTAGTTGGAACACTTACAGGGACGATATTTTTGGAATAAAAGCAGCCGATCATTAATCATTAATCATATATATATAATAATTTATACATATATATATATGTCTAAAGTAACTCCACAAGAGTTTTCAGAAAACATTATAGGTGTTTATGAACTTGAGGAAAATATTTATAATAATCCTTGGTTAAATAAACTACTCGATAACACATTAACTGATAAAAAAATAAATAATAACATTAACATGAGAAAAGCATTCTATTATAATAAAGAAGGGGATAAATATGATAATACTATTTTAACACTTAAAACTGTGTATTTTATAGTAGTTTTTGTATTAATAATTAAGATAATAATTGTTGGACAAGACTCTATTCAACCACCCTTAATCGGACTCATTGTTTTCCTTTTTATTTTCCCATTTATTATTGAATACATTAAGTATGGTTATGATTATATAATTAAAAACGTCAAAGATAGTAAGCCGAAAAATTTACATTCAGTATTAGATTAACTGTTCATAAAATATTCATCTTCATCTTTAATACAATCATCGTCGTCGTCTAATGATATACCTGTCCATCCTATATTCTTTTTGAATTTACCAAATTTATTATTAATAAAATCGAATAATCCTTTACCATTAGGAGGTGTTCCACTATAATTTAACTTCCACCATTCATTGAAATTATCCTTTAGTTCCTTCTGTTTTTCTATTTTACCGTCTTCCGAAATCTTAATATTATCCCGTACATATTCAGCAAAATGATCCTGTGTTTCTCTGTACAATTGTGATTTGGCACATACAATATCACAATCCTTTACTTCACCCTTTGTTTTCATGGCTTTTTCAACTAGCATCGACATAAAAACCAGCTTCCATTTTTCAAATTTGATATCTATGTTTTTATCAACCTTGAATTGATACGGCTTGTCTTCGTCACCGTCAACTGGATTCTCTGTGAATAAGGACATAAAATCACATACTCTTATTCTACGCCAAGTACCATCGTCATTACTCTTGATGTCAAACAAATGATTAGTACATACAACCAATTTAAACTGTGGAATAAAAGTCACCGCATCTTTAAACAACGCTCTTCCTTGAATAGGATCTCCACCTGTAATTTCTTTCATTATACCTTCATTAATTACATCTCCCACTGACGGCTCTTGCATAACAGCATACCTTACTCCCATTAATTGCACTATTTCTGAAGACGTGCCACCAATACTGCCCCTCTTTTGCGTAATTAATGTAATCGGAACAGTTGCCTTGTAATCACCTAGAACCATAGACATCAATTCAACCAATTTGCTTTTTCCATTTCTTCCTCTGCCAGTATAAATATTGAAGGTTTGATTAGTGTTTTTTCCAAGCAATACAGACGATAAATGTTCCCACATATAATTTCTTAATTCTGGATTGGGAAATAACTGATTCATAAACTCATTCACCTCATAGATTTCGTTTCTGTCTCGTTCCTCATCAAGTTGGATATAATCTATGTTCGTACATTTCGATGTATAATCTTCAGGAACACCTTTCCTAAAAATACCCTCTTCGAAATCTATTACCCCATTATTAAAACAAAGCAAATGATTTTTACTATCCAAAAAGTTAAGGAAATTTTTAACATAGAATAAATCCCTGGCTTCCCGCATAATATTGTTCTTCTTATCTGTTTTCTTAAAACTATATGCCAACTCTAACAATTTCTTATTCTTGTCTTTCAAAACATTATATTCTGGAGTTTCCGGATCTAAACTCAGAATTTTCGCCTGACCATTTTTAAACTCATACATATACAACTCAAAAATCTCAATAGATATAGAATTTCTAAGCGTTATACCCGAATCTATCTCGTACCAACGCTGATCCTTGTATTCATACCATATGTTGTTCTTAATGCTTACACAGATAAAACGATCCTTATAAACCTGGTAAAGAACATTGGCTTTATCATAATCTGACTTTGTATCCATAGTCAATTGTAAATAATAATTAATATGCTTCTTTTTCTTCTCCTCATACTGGGCCAACGCATCTTGTCTAGCCCAAAAATATATCGACTTATCAGTCAAAACGTCTTCGTTCTGAACGCCGAATTCCAACCACATTTTCCAAAACTTCAAACTCTCCGACCACTTGAAATCTTTGGATTTAGAGCTGAATTTCAACCAAGTTATATATAATTTGAAATCCGTATTTCGAAGAGCCCAACCCACTCTAATCCATTTATCATAACTACCTGGACCCCAATATTTCTTCGGTAAAATCATAGTGTAGTCATGTAACTCTTTTAATTTATAATCTTTCGGATTATTTTCACATTCCGTATGCAACTTTTCTAACGCCAAATCCAACTTCTCATCACTATTAATCTCAGCATAATTTATAGTACAATTATTATTTTGTATTTTTAAAACTCTACTTTTTTTGGGTTTAGATGCACTATTTACTTCATCTTTTACCGACGTTTTCATCAAACACATATCATAATTATATTGCACGCTCAATTCGATCAATTTTTTCTTAAAATCAAACTTATTTACATCCATATCACCTAGTGACCACTCGTTAATATCTTTATTAAAATCGCAATCATAATGATAAGTCAGCTCATACGCCTCATTCGAAGGCTTTCTTGAACCATACAGCTGCCAATTAGTTCTACCCAAACACACACCTTCATCTACTACCGATTCCCAATCATTCGTGAGCAAATCCTTCAATTCTTCACTAACAACATTTTCTATACCAGTTAATATACGATTTCTAAGTGTAACCTTCAAATTATCTTGAATACGTATTCCAAACATAATATGTATCCCGTCCTTCGTTACACCAGGCGTAACATTTACCGACGGCTTCTCAAAAACATATATACTAAGATTATCTGGTAAATCTACTAACTCGTTTAAATTTGTTAAATACAAATCAATAATAGATTTAATATCCTCTTCTGTGTGTTGACGCTCCTCGATATCCTCGTCAAACCTGAAATCCAAATCTATCGCCAAAACACCATCCGGATTTTGCTTCTCCGTTAAATATTCTTTCTTTTTCTTCTTTAAAACACTACTATAATACAGGTCCATAAATATGCCTTTTTCATCCTCTTTTATCTCGTAGGATCCGCCATATATATTTTCATTCTTACTTCCTATTCTTGTATGAGTGATATTAGATTTATCCGTTGCACGATGTTTCAAAAGGAAGTCTGTTAAATCATTGTAATTTTGTGACATGCCTATACTATAACTATAAATAATTTTAATATCAATTTTATTTATAGTTAATACAATATAAATAATTTACACTTAATAAGGTATGGATAATACTGTTGTGTCTAAAGAATCATTTAAAAGAATAGTCAAAGATGTAAAAGAATTGATTGTTGACCCATTAAACGAACAAAATATATATTATAGCCATGATACCGAAAATATACTAAAAGGATATGCTATGATAATAGGACCCGAAGATTCTTGTTATCATAATGGCTTCTTTTTTTTTGAATTTGCATTTCCAAACAACTATCCATGGGCACCCCCTAAAGTTATTTACAGAACTAATGATGGAACTACTAGATTTCACCCCAATCTATATCGTGACGGTAAAGTGTGTCTATCGTTGCTTAATACATGGAAAGGAGAGTCTTGGTCTGCTTGTCAGTCAATAAAATCTGTGTTATTGACCATTTTAAGTGTTTTAAACAATAAACCTCTATTACACGAACCCGGTGTAAAATCTACACATGAAGATTATAAAAAATATAATGAAATAATAACCTACAAATCATATGAATACGCCCTTATAAAACAATACTTATCAGACAATAACGTATTCGAACTATTTAGACAAGATATGAAAAATTACATAAAAAATAACATTAAAAATATATTAAAAGAGCTTAATGAAAAACATTCAAATATTGAAAAAAAATATAAACAACCCTTTGCATTAGTAAGTATAAAATTGTATGGATTCAAAACAGTTATAGACTACACTAAAATTATTGATGAAATTAATAATATTAAAATTGAATAAAAATTAAATATATATCTTCATATTATAAATATGAATTTCTGTACTAATTGCGACAATATGTTATTTATAAAATTATCTGATGATAATCCAAATAATTTGGTAAACTATTGTAGAAACTGTGGAAACGAAGACGCAGCATCCAGCGAAAATTTATGCGTCTTTAAAAATAACCTTAAAAAAAACGATATTAAATATGAAAACTACATTAATGAATATACTAAACTAGATCCAACATTACCTAGAATTAATACTATTAAGTGTCCAAATATAGAATGTATATCTAATAAAGAAGACGAAAAAAGAGAAATCATATCAGTAAGATATGACGACGATAAAATTAAATACGTTTATTTGTGTGCCGTTTGTGATAATGTTTGGAAAATCGATTAAAGCAGTATTTCCAAGTCACTTAATCTCCAATACTCTGTACCGCCATTAGGAATCGGTCTTTTAATTATAAATGGCAACTTTTTCTGTTTAATCTCTATCTGTGCTATTAAATAACCATCCATAATCTCTCTGTCCATATTTACAAAAGGCTTTGCTCCTTCGTTTATTTGTTTTGCTCTAATACCTAAAATATTAGTATATTCATATTTAGTTAACAATGGCAGAGACTTATGTAATTCATCCACTATAATACCATCTCTGTCTCTGGTTATATTTGATAATGCTTTAACTTCGTCATAATTAATATAAATTTCTTCCGGATGATACTCCTCTATGTAGTTATTTTTTAATTCCTCATCAAACTTCATTAGAGTATCCGCTTCATCGTAATCATAATCCTCCAAATCGTCTTCGTCTACTTGTTCGTCTACATCCATGTCTATTTTATTAATGTTTACACCAGTTTTGGCGATCTCGTTATCTTCGTCACCTTCGTCGTCGTCTAACGTTACTGATACATCATCTCCGTCAGCATCTGGTTCCACATCCATCTCACCGTCTAACTCCGGGTCCACGTCCGGGTCCGCATCCGCTTCAGTATCAGCATCTACATCGGCTTCATCTTCATCGTCCACAGATACTTCATCAATTTCTTTCTCTTCTTCTTCACTCATTAATATAATATCTATAATTTTTTTTAATTCAATTTATTTAACATTTCCATCTATTGCCACAATTCAAACAATCTACATAAGTTGTCATGGGTTCATCCGCTGAACGTGTTTGCAATTGATAGTAACTACATTTTTGTGATTTACATTTGTAGCATGTGAAATTATCTGTTGTTGCTGTTATATTCCCATTAAACTTATTTTCATCACGTTTCTTCTTTTTCTCTATTAAATCTTCCCAGATCTCAGGACACATTTCTATGTGTGTCATACCCCCAAAATCACTGCTCCTAATCTTCTTAGACCTTAATCTATTCAACGTGTCCTCGTTCTTTAAGTTGATGAACACCTTTTTCAAAATCAACACATATATATCCACAAAATATTTATTGTCCCATTTTTTTATTACCTTCTGTGTTTTGGCTTGATCTAACGAACTATTAAACACGCTTTTTTCTACATTAATACTTATCTTTTCATTCTTTATTATCGCATTTAAATTTTCAATTATTTTACTTCTAAATGTCTCTGGATCATCTACTTTAATCATATTGGTTATATTTATTTATCTATTTAAATATAATCAATTTATTAATCTTAATCTTCATCTGAAAATTCATATTCCTCATAATCCAACTCTGAATCATAAACACATTCCCCCTCCCCACTATCATCATCCACCACAAATCCATCTTTTAAGTATCCTCCACTAGTTTTCATATCATCGGGAACATTCTTTAATTCGTCTTCCTCCATCTCATCTTCCTTAGCTGTAGCATCCAAATCCTCAAAACCACCATACAGCTTATCATATATAGTCAACCACTCTTCGCCTGTGATATCTAATAATTTACCTTCCTCATTCACACTAACTAACGCTATATTACCAAAGTATAATTCATTATCCACCGGTGGAGGAAATTCATACTTATTCTCTAATCCAGCTTTACCATCCCGCTTTCCGTGTATTTCTATGATGTATTCCTGTTTATGTTTAATCTTCCATGTATTCAATAACTCAAACCCAGCAGATTTGCGGTAATTACATTTCTTATACAAGTCCTCTCTTAATAAATTTTTGATATTCAGTTCACCTATACTACCTAGTTTATCTATTATCAAAAGTTTAACCATTACTAAACAAATGTAATAATGGTTTAAATAGTTTATTATTATTATAAATAATTAATGAAAATGTATTTGGAAAATTTAATTATTGATAATGTAGTCAATAATGACGAACTTTCTATAAAAGTAAACACCTACAACAAAATTTATTCAATCGAAGGCATATTTACAGTAGAAAATACTAACATCAACAGAATCAATTACATAGATGATTCATCCAGCAAAATACACTACAATTATATAGACGAATACAACTTAATATGCGACAATACTAAAATAACCAAAGAAAAGGTCTTCCAAATACCATGCAAACACCACTTTTTCAAATATACAGAATATACTATTAAATCCTCTCCTAAAGCAATTGTATCATTAGTAATATTGACATCTGATAAATGTGTTAAAGACCACTATTTTGTAACTAACGAAAATGATGCTAACAATCATTCCGTTAAAGAGGAAATTAATAAGTTAATATCTTATATTAACTAATATTCACTATATTTATGAAAATTATAAAAACTGCTATTCTTTCTTTCATATTTATATTCTTATGTCATAACCTATATTTTTTCTTTAAAAATAATTTAACTGTCCCTAAAGTAAAGGATTTAGTAACTACTAATGACGAAAAGTATTCGGATATGTTCAATGTTATCAACACGCAACAAGAACCCGTAACACCTATTGTAAGCGAATCAGATAATATGAAAAATGAACTCAAAGATTACATTAAAAATATCTCTCTTAAAAATTCTGCACCCAGTGATACTACCCCTATTGTTTAGGTATCATTATATCCTTCAATAAATCCAATTTTTGTTTATTGTCTATGTTCTCATAAACCTTACTCGACATATACATATACTCCTCTACTAGTTTGTCATCATTCTCCCAGCCTGGATGCTCCTCTTCCCATTTATTTATCAAAACAACATACTTATGTTGCAACTCCTTATCACTCTTATCTATAAGAGTATTTATTTTATCGTCATCCTTTTCCCATTCCTCCTCATTCTTTATGCACAATTTACGCCTCTTCTGATCTAAACAATGTATAGGTCTTTTATATACACCTAATTCATTTATTTTATTACAAACGGCATTTGTTATGCTCTTTGTTATATTTGTATTTGTCAATTCATTCAAATTACTTAATTCAAACTCTATTGAATTTATAAATTCCGTCCAATTAATAGCATCTTTGCATTCCTCATTTAAAAATACATTTAAATTAAAGGTGTTGTTATTGGTAGTATTACCTATCTTAGGAATTAATTCAGAAATCTGTTTATTTTGCTCTACTATTATGTTCTGCAATTCTTTATTCTTATCTAACATTTCCATCAACATGTCGTCCTTTTCTTTCGGTCCTTTTTCGGTCGTTAGCGTCTCAATATATTTCTTACATTTTGTTAAATGTTTCGATAAACCAGATCTATATTTATAACCTTTTTCACAATATTCACACCTAAAAAGTATTTTGGGGTTTTTTGGGGTTTTTTGGGGTTTTTTGTTATCCAGTTGTGACTGAGCGTGTTTTAGCGTCTTACAATGGCGATTATAATCTTTTAGATTATCACTGAAAAAGGTGCAAGCAACGCATGAATATTTTTTGGGGTTTTTTGTGTTATCCATTGTTATCCAATTGTTATCCATCCATAAAATGTCCTTATATTATATTTTTTTTATCAAAAAAATTTATGGTAACAAAAAAATTTAGTTAAAAATCAAAAATAGAGCATTATGCTCTGAGGCGAAAATTCCAAAATTTTTGCCAATCCTTTTCAGGAAAATCCCAAAATGGACAAATATTTTTGTCCAAAATGAAAATTTTTACTTTCAATTATAAAAACATGAAAATTCACATGAGACTGACTTAATAGAATTTCTTAATTTTTCTTAATTATAAGATTGATTATCTAAGGGAATACTGGGTTTTTTACCTACCTACATATTTGGACAGGGATAGACATTTCTTAATTTTAAATATATTTCAAAGTAACTTAAAGAAATTAAATAATTTGAAATGAATATAATAATTATACCATATTCATATTAATGAGTGAAATAGACGTTAAAAACGTATGTGGTTTTGAGTACCTTAAAAATGTTGCTGATGGTTCGGTTGATTTGGTATTGACAGATCCGCCCTACATTATTTCAAGGGAATCAGGCATGGATACATTGTATAAGAAGGTGAAAAAAAATGAAGAAGAAAATATTGTTTATGATAAAACGGAGGCCGAATGGGAGCAATATAAGGCAGCTAATGGAATTGAAGATGACGCCAAAAAAACTAATTATATGAAGTATGGTACCATTTATGGGAAAAAATATGCTGTTAAAACAGATTATGGCGAATGGGATAAGGAATTTACATTAGACGAATTAGATAAATCTATCGCCTTGTACTATAATAAACTTAGAAAAGGAGGTACATTAATTGTTTTTATTGATATTTGGAAAATCACCACACTTAAAGATATAATGGAAAAACATAAATTTAAACAACTTAGGTTCATAGAATGGATCAAAACTAATCCTCAGCCTTTAAATTCAAAAACTAACTACTTAACTAATTGCCGAGAGGTGGCGTTATTGGGAGTTAAAGGCGGTAAACCTACATTTAACAGCGAGTATGACAATGCGGTTTATCAGTTTCCTTTACAAGGAGGTAAGGCTCGTTTCCATCCTACACAAAAGAGCTTGTTGCTATTCGAAGAGTTGATAAAAAAACATTCTAACGAAGGAGATTTGGTTTTAGACACCTTTTTAGGGGCTGGAACAACCGCGTTGGCTTCTAAAAATCTTAACAGGAGATTTAAGGGTTGCGAAATATCCAAGGAGTATTATGATAATTTATTGAATGTTTTAGAAGTAATATAAAAACATCTTACTATACTAAAGCATGATCAACAAGCAAACGTTGCGATCTTTACCTGAAATAGAACTTCCTTATGAATATATTACACATAAGGAAGCTCCAAGTGAATTTTATACTGCTATTCCATATGGGAAAAAGTATTTGGCATGGTTTACATATATAGGAGATAAGAATGTATGTTTAACGATGGAGATAAATATTCGAAATTTATCGGTATACAATTTGTGCAAGTGGCCAGAATTATGTAGTTTTAATTCGGAGTTATCATATGGTACAATTTTTTATGGAACAATACAAATAAATCCTAATAAATGTAGAAATTTTATAATCGAGAATATTCTTTACTATAAAGGTAAAAAAATAGATAATGTAAATTTTATAGATAAATTAGAACTATTTAATGAAATTTTTAAAAATGATATATGCAATACAGTTTACATTAAAAATCAAATGACGTTTTTCTTACCTATAATGCATACTAACAAAGAAAAATTTGAGAAAATGATGTGGAATGCTAAATATAATGTTTATTGTGTCCAAATGAGAGCTTTATCGGGTGAAACGGTTAATGTTAACTATATAAATAAAAACAAAAAAATGATATTTATAGCGAGACCGCAAATTAAATCTGATATATATGAACTGTATGTTGAAAACAAATCGAATTCGAATTCGAAAGAAGAATATTATGGAATAGCATACATAGATTCATACAAAACTAGTATAATGATGAATAATGTATTTAGAAATATCAAAGAAAATAAGGACTTAGATAAAATAGAGGAAAGCGATAGTGAAGAGGAATTTGAGGATATAAGTTTAGACAAATATATTATTAAAAAAGAAGCCAAAATTCTATGTGAATATAATCAAATTCTTAGGGGTTGGGTTCCAATTAAAGAACTTGTGTAATTAAACATTTGCCTTTTTGTAAAACAGGTTTAATTGTAACCGTATTACCATTCGAAACCTCTTCTATACTGTAATTGTTTTTCTTATAAAAGCTGAGACGTTTTTTCCATTGCTTTTTGAATACATCATGAGTGTCTATAATATCAATAACAAGCGGATTTTCATGTTTCTCTCTTAATATTCTACCTACCGCCTGTGTAACATCGGTTTTAGGGGTTGCCATTATCAAAGCAGATAGCGTCTTAATATCTAAGGCTTCTTCTGCCATTGCGTATGTTGCAAGTATTATTCTTTTGGATTCGGTTTCTTTAAGATCTTTTTGCTTCATACCGCCTATATAATAACCTACCGTATCCATATTTCTATGTTGTATAGCATTGTACAAATAACTAAGTAGATTTTTGTTATGAGCTAAAATCATAATTTGTTTATTAACCGGATCATCAACAGTGTCTTTCAATGTAGATAAAATAAATTCTGTTCTTGGATTATATTCGCATATCTTCTTAATCATTAATGCATAATGAGTTTGCCCTTTGAAATTGTATAAAGTTTCGTTAAACTCGTCGTCGCTAGTATTATAATGCAGACCTTTAACGTATACACAATCCGTATTTTCTCTCTTATATTTGTATGCAACGTCGCCCAGAAACATTTTGAATACTTTAGATAAACCGTCTTTTCTGTTCATAGTGGCCGATAATCCTAACATGTAAGGGGTTACTATTTGGAATAAGGAATTGCTAAAAACTTCTGCTGCTATATGATGCGTTTCATCTATTATAGTTAAGCCGAACTCATCTAAAGTAGACTGTGGATATGTTTTTTTAGACAAGGATTGAATCATTCCAATTACAATGTCTTTATCATCTGTATCGACAATTTGTCCTTGCATTCTTCCTATTTTTGCATTTGGTAAAAATTGGTTAATCCGTTCTACCCATTGTTCTAATAGGAATTCTTTATGGACCATTACAAGAGTTTTCTTTTTAAGAGCGGAAATAATATATAACGCCATAACAGTTTTTCCACATCCGCATCCAACTTCAAGTAATCCGCCGCCAGTTGAGTAGGCTTTATTTAAGTATGCGTCAATTATGGGTATTTGGAATTCCATAAGTTTTCCGGTGAAGTTCAATGATATATCCAAACCAGGTTTAATTTTAACTAGATTAGGTTTACCGTATAGGGTTTCTCCAAAAAAACGCGGAACATATAATTTTTGATCTGATTCACGATAAACAGGAAATTCTATTGCTGTATTTATAGAAGATTTAGGGACATATGGTTTCACCAATAACTCGCTTTTAATATAATTTTGTTCTTTTATAGATATTGAATTTTTATAAATAGAATATCCTTTATTGCCTAAATACGTATTTGCCATTGCTATATCAGTTATTATTATATTTTATTTCAATTTTGAAAATATAATATTTATAATATTTATATGAAAATTTTAAATAAAAAGTACAACAATAATGAAGTTTTATTAGGAATGTTTTTATTTGTTTTAATCGTAATGTCGATGAATCAGTCTATGCCTTCTGGTATACAAGATGTTATAATGTCGTTTCAGGGTATGTTTGTAGCACTTGTTTTACTATTAGTGTTTTTTCTAAAATTTAATAGTGTAATAGGTATATTATTAGTCATATTTTTATATATTATATTTCAAAATGGTAACTCTAATCAAAGTGTCGTTCCAAGTAACACAAAAATGATACCAAAAGAAACAAAACCTGTTGTTAAAAATATAACCAAGAATAACTACAAAAGTTTAGAAGAAGAAGTCGTACAGACTATGTTACCTATATCTAAA